TGTACCCAGCAGGCCTGGCCATCACGGATGACGCCGGCCAGTACCTCACCGATGACCTCGGCAACCAACTCATCACGGGCTAATCACCATGACTGACATCACCACACAAGACCTTCCCGACGCGCAGCCTCTGTCCGGCTCCGAAACCGTTGTAGGCAACCAATCCGGCAACACGGTGAATATCCCGCTCACCATCATCACCAAAGACTCCCTGCGCGCCTCGGTCGAAGCCGCATCAGGCGGCCGACAGACGGTGCTCTACACAGCCAAGGGGCAACCGAGCTATATGTACATCTTCCCCAGGTTCAATCTGGAAGACTTGAACATGGACTTGGGCACCGGCCCACATCCGATGTTCGTCGTGGACGGTGACGTGAAGCGCGAGCGTTTTATCGGCGTCTACCAAGGCAAGTACGTCGATGGTGAATTCTTGAGCTTGCCTGGCGTGGATCCCACCGTGTCCCAGAATTTCGACACGAATGTTTCTCGCGCTCGAGCCAACGGCCCTGGCTGGGGCATCATGACGAACGCCGACTGGGCCGGGATCGCTCTGTGGTGCAAGAAAAACGGCTTTCTGCCGCGCGGCAACAATGATTACGGGCGCGACGTTGATCAGAAATGGGAAACTGGTCGACGTCAGGACATGCGAGCGCCAGGCGACTCATCGGGCGGCCCTGCCGCGCGCACGCTCACGGGGTCCGGGCCCGCCGGATGGCGCCACGACAATACGATGTCGGGGATTTCGGATTTAAACGGGAACATCTGGGAATGGGTCCCTGGCCTGCGCCTGTGCGCAGGGGAATTCCAGGTAATTCCGGACAACGACGCAGCCATGAACTCTGCTGACTTCGGGCCAACATCAGCTGAATGGATGGCGATCGACGGCTCTGATGGCAGCCTGATTGTGCCCACTTTCACTGGATCCATTGCAGAGGCGGACTACGCGCCTACCACACAGAATTCGGTGCGTATTGCCGAGTCAGGTACGGCGAACTACACGTTGGTGAGATCGAGTGGGTCAGAGTTCGAGGGCATTACGAATCCCGGCGGTACTCCGGTGAGTGCGGACGCCCTCAAAGTCCTGAAGATGTTGGGCCTGTTTCCTGCGGATACGGGTCTTGGCGGCGATGCGATCTGGTACACGCTCGGTTCCGAACGGCTCCCCTGTCGCGGCGGTGCCTGGAACTTCGGCGTCCGGGGCGGGGTCTTCGCCCTGTACCTGGGCTTCGCCCGCTCCGTCGCCTACCCGTACGGGGGGTCTCGCCCCGCTTTTGTACTCTGAAATCTGAGCCCTGCAATCTGATAAGGCGGGCGATAGCCCGACGCCATGAACAACACAAGAAATGACTTGCTCATAAGGCAGAAATGCGAAGCGATGATCGAGTACGGCCACACCGCCCTGCGCCAGTTTCCCAAGGCCGAGCGGCACGTATTGAGTGCCGAGATCCGGCGCTGCATGTGGTCGATCCTTCGGCTCATCATCGTGTGCAACAAGCGCTACCACAAGAAGACGACGCTTCAGGAATTGGATTCCGAGCTGGATCTCTTGCGCAGTCAGGTGCGCCTCGCCATGCAGATGAAGTATCTTGATTTTCGGAAATACGAGCATTTGGCAAAGCTCAATGACGAGATCGGCCGCATGATAGGCGGCTGGATCAAAGTATTTGTCGGCAACGACAAATAGGGATGCGCGTTAAAACGGCTCCCCTATCGCGGCGGTAACTGGAACAACGGCGTCCAGAACGGGGTCTTCGCCCTGAACCTGAACAACGCCCGCTCCAACGCCAACACGAACAGGGGGTCTCGCCCCGCTTCTGGGGATTGTCAGAGACGATGGGCTCACGGGCTCATCGGCAGTACGCCCCTCAAAAGGATGCGCATTCCTCGGCTTTTAGCCGGAACATTGAACAGGCGGCCACGTTCCAGTAGCTCGAATGAGCGACCGTTCGTGGTCGTCGCCCGTTTATGAGTCAATATGGCAAAGACATACAACAATCTGTTTGCCCAGGTCTATGACTTCGAGGCACTGTACCGCGCGTACCTGCGAGCCAGGCGCGGCAAGCGTCATCTGCCGGAGGTGCAGCAGTTCGAACAGGACCTGGAAGGCAACCTGATACAGCTGCAAAACGAGCTGATCTGGAACACCTATCATGTTGGACGCTACCGGTTCTTCAGTGTGTATGAACCAAAGGAGCGCGAAATCGCGGCGCTGCCATTTCGCGATCGGATCGTCCAGCACGCGCTGGTCGCGGTCATTGAGCCCGTCTGGGAGCGACGGTTCATCCACGACAGCTACGCCTGTCGCGTGGGCAAGGGCACGCACAAGGGCGCAGACCGGGCCCAACAGTACCTGCGCGAAGTCAAACGCCGGCACGGGCGCGTCTACGTGCTCAAGGCCGACATCGCGAAGTATTTTCACAGTATCGACCACGACATTGCCAAGCGGATCGTGGCCAGACACATCAAATGCAAGCGCACGCTGGCGTTGCTGTTTCAGATCATCGACTCGATGGTGGAGATCAACGGCAACCTGTTCGGTGTCGGGATCCACATCGGCAGCCTCACCTCACAGCTGATCGCAAACATTTATCTGCACGAGCTTGACCTGTTCGTCAAACACGCGCTGCGTGAACACTACTACGTGCGCTACATGGATGATTTCCTGATCGTGCACCACGACAAGCGACACCTGCAGAGGCTGCGCGCGGTCATCGAAGAGTATTTGTGGGACCGACTGCGGCTACGGGTGAACGTGAAAACGCAGGTATTTCCTGTCGGCCTTGCGTCTGGCCGGGCCGTGGATTTCCTTGGATACAGGATCTGGCCAACACACCGACGCGTGCGCAAGAGCTCGATTTGCAGGATCAAACACACAATGCGTCGCCTGGGCAAGCAGTTCGCAGGCGGCTTCATCACGCTGGAGCGGATCAGGCAGTCGATCCGGTCATGGATCGCACACACGCGACACGCTCAGTCCTACGGGCTGCGCAGAGCCATTCTGCGCGCCTCATTCTCACGCACAGGAGAGTAATCATGGAAGAGGAAATCCCGCCGGTACCGTACTCGGTCTGGAGCAACGAAGACACCGCCCGTATGCGCCGCAGGGCCTATGCCGACCCGGACACTGGGTCTGACCTGCACTTCACCAAAGCCGCCCGTCTTCGCGCAGCTGGCGACACAGAAGGTGCCGATGCCGCAGAAGCCCTGGGCCTGGCCCGGGCGGCTGAGATCAAGGACTCGTACCCGTACCGGTTCGAGATCGAGCCGGGCGACGAGTAGTCGCGATTAGGGATCGCCGCCTTCGGGCGGTTTTTTGTGGGCAGTCGAATCTTCTGAGGCGAAAACATGAATCTCGATGATGCAGCCATTGATGCCGCAGCTGCTGGGGCGGCCGCCACCAAAGCGGCTGGCGCATCGTGGGCGGGGGCCGCCGCCTCGGTGCTTGGGTGGGTCACGCAGATCGACTTGCTCACACTGGTGGGCGTGCTAGTAGCCGTGTCAGGGGCGCTAGTGAGCTGGTACTACCAACATCAGCGCACACGCCTGGCCCGGGCCGAAAGCGAGATCCGACAACGCAATCTTCTGCTCGATGAGCAGATCAAAAAGCAGAAGCTGGCTGAGATGGAAGCCCGAATTACGAGCCACGCGGAGCGGATGTGCGATGAGCCTTAAGACCAAGATCGCAGCAGGAGGCCTCACCCTTGCCTCGGCGGGACTGCTTGCGATGATCGTACAGTGGGAAAGTCGCGAGAACACGGCCTACGCCGACAAGCTGGCAGGCGGCGTGCCCACCGTGTGTGCCGGCATCACACCGGCCACCAGCCCGTACCCGGTCATCGTGGGCGATTACTGGGACGATGCCACCTGCGAGCGTGTGGAGAAGTTGGTAGTGGCCAAGGCGCAGTTACGCCTGGCCGACTGTATATACAACGACCAGGTCACACAGAACGTGTTCGATGCGCTCTCGGACATGGCGCATAACGTGGGCGTGGCCAATGTTTGCGCAAGCCGCGCGGTAGGCCTCATCAACGCCGGCGACATCGAGGCCGGTTGCAAGGCAATTGCCCATGCACCGTCCGGCAAACCCGTGTGGTCTTACGTGACCTCAGACGGTCGCAAAGTGTTCGTGCGCGGCCTATACAACCGCCGCGTGGCCGAAATGGAAATCTGTCTATCTGGAGTATCGAAATGATCTACGCAATCGCAGTCTTCATCGCCCTGCAAATCGTTGACGTATGGCTCACGCTCGAGGTCATCAAGCGCGGCGGCCGGGAACTGAACCCGGCCGTGGCCTGGATCATGAGCAAGACAGGCAACGAGGCTGGGCTCATCGTGACAAAGCTCGTGTATGCAGGTGTCGTGTTCTTGGTCGTGCCGTGGCTGACGGTCGGGGTGCTGTGGTTCGTTTGTGCGGCTTATGCGGGCCTGGCCGTGTGGAACGCTCTGCAGCTGAGGCAATGATGCTCGAGTGGAAGGGCTACGCGCTGGCAGCGAGTGGCGTAGCGGCCCTGGCTGCCGCCGTGGTGCTGGCCTGGAGCTTGCACGGGTCCGCACGCTACAGGGCCGGGTACGCCCAGGCCCAGGTTGATGCCGCGATCGCAGCGGCTGCCTTGACGCAGGAGATGCAAAATGAACGTGATCGAGCCGATGCCCAGTATCGAGGAGCGGTCCTGGCTCGTGAGGCTGCGCAGCGCGATCTTGTGTCTGTGCGTGCTCGCCTTGACCGGGTGCTGCTCACCCATGGTCGCAGCGCCAAAGATCCCGGCACCAGCCGCCGATCTGATGATCCCGGCGCCGACTGGATCGGAGGTTTCGGCGCGTGCTACGCAGAATATGCAGACCTGGCTGGAGATGGTGCAGTCTGGGCCGATCGACTGAACGGGCTGCAGGGCTACGTGCGGGCGATCTTGCCTGAGGGCGCAAAATGAGAATCGCGCTCAAGTCCTTTCTCGGCATCCAGCCCAGGTTGCGCGCCCACCTGCTGCCCGAGAACGGTGCCACCGAGGCCAAGGATCTGGTGCTCAGTCGCGGCAGCATAGAGCCGCTCAAGGCGCCAGCCTATGTGTTGGATCTGGCAAAGGCAGGGCCCATCAAATCCATCTATCGCTTCGGCAAGGACATCGACAGCGATACCGTGCATTGGTTTCACTGGGCGGCCGATGCCGATGTCACGCGCGGGCCTATCCCTGATGACACGATGGAACGCACCTACTTCACGGTTGCGGGCCAACCGCCCATGGTGACTGACGCCACGATCGCAACTGCGGACAGTCTGATGCCAACGACTGCGTACAGGCTGGGGGTCCCGACACCGGAAACGCAGGCGATCGTCTCGACCACAGAGCAGCAAAACCCCGGCGACCTGGCCGCGCAGTCCTGCCTCCTGGCCTACACGTACGTATCGGGCTGGGGCGAGGAAGGGCCACCGAGCGCTGTTTCCATGCCGTTTGATGTGAAGACCGGCGACACGGTCAACGTGAGCAACCTGGACGGTCCTCCGAGTGGCGCCTACAACATCACGCACAAGCGCCTGTATGTCTCTGTGACAGATGCGACTGGCGTGGCGGTTCTGCGGTTCTGGAAAGAGATTGCCGTGGGCTCTGGCTCCTACAGCGAGGTGCTGAGCCTGAACGAACTGGGCGAGGCCCTGCCGGACATATCGCCGATCCCGCCCCCGGAGGACCTGTTCGGAATCATGGCGCATCCCGGCGGGTTCATGGTGGGCTTCTCTGGACAGAAGGTCTATCGATCCGAACCATTCAAGCCCTACGCGTGGCCGCATTTTTCGCCACTGCCAGACGACATCGTGGGCGGGGCGGTCATGGGCCAGTCGGTGGTGATCTGCACCAAGCGGGACACCTACATGGCCATGGCTTCGGACCCGATTTCCCTCACCCCAGTGCGCCTGGACGGCAACCAGCCGTGCGTGGCCAAGCGCAGCATCAAGGCATTCAAAGGCGGCGTGGTCTACGCCTCGCCTGACGGACTGGTGATGGTCGACCAGAGCGGGGCCCTGGTGCTGGTGACGCAGGCGCTCATGACCCGCGAGCAATGGCAGACTTACCAGCCAGAGAGCATGCACGCGGCCGTGCACGACAGTCTGTACTACTGCTGGTATGACAACGGCGAGGACAGCGGCTGCCTGATATTCGACGTAAGCGACGGCGGCGTTCTGCTCACCCGCAGCGCCAAGTATGTGTCGGCAGCCTACACGGACCATCGTCGCGATGAGCTCTATGTGGTCACCGATGGCAATCGCCTGCACAAGTGGAACAGTGGCGCGGCGCGCCAGTATCAATGGGCCAGCAAGCCGTTTCTGACCGAGCGCCCACAGAATCTGGGGGCCGCGCAGATCATCGCAGACTCCTATCCGGTCCAGTTTCAGCTGATCGCAACGATCGAGACATCAGCAGGGGCCAGGACCGTCACCACGACCAAGAACATCACCAGTGGGCGTCCTGTGCGCCTGAATGGCTCGTACCGGGCGCGCGAACACCGGATATCCGTACAGGGTACGGCGATCATCCGTGAGATCACGGTTGCCTCGACGATGGCCAACCTGACGGCAGTGTAGTCCATGGCTATTTCCCCCAAGACAGGACTGCGAACGACAGACCTGCCGACGGTTGGCCGCGTTCGCTTCTCGGACCCGGCCGCAAACCAGGCCTGGGAACAGATGCGCATGGTCCTGGAGACGCGCCTTGGCCGCACGGGCTCCAAGATGGACAAGGTGGTCACCTGGGCCGATCTGATCGACAAAGGCCTGGTCCTGTACCGATCGCCGACCACGGGGCAGGTGATTTCCGGCGGGTCATCGGAGTTCCTGCCGCCAACAGCCCCGGTGGTCGATGGCATCCCGCCGGCGCCTACGGGGCTCGTGGTCACCCCCGGCCTGGCCCTGGTGATGCTGGAGTGGGATCGCGTCCAGTTCGGGTACTTCGGCTACGCGGAGATCTGGCGCCATACAGAGGACAATCTCGCTGGCGCCACCCTGGTGGGCCAGACCACGGCCTGGCTGTACACGGATCACAATGTCGAGCCTGGGCAGACGTACTGGTACTGGGTGCGGTATGTGTCGGCAGGGGGCAAACCGGGCCCGTATAACGCGCTCTCTGGCACATCGGGCGGCGTATCGCACAGCCCGGACTACGTCCTTGAGCTGCTGCGCAACCAGATCGATGAGTCCGCCTTCGTCCAGGCGCTGGGCGATCGGATCGACTTGGTCGACATCCGGATTTTCGACTTGCTGTCCGAGATCGGGATCAGCGACCAGGCCATCAACGACGCAAGAGAGCGCCTGTTCGACCAGGAGCGCCGGCTGGCCAACGAGATCGATGACCGCGCCAGTGAGTCCAGGGTACTGCGCGAAAGCATCGTTCAGACCACCGTACGGTTGCTGCAGGAGGTCGATGACAGGCAACTGTCGGTCAGCCAGCTGAAGTCCTACCTCGAGCAGCGCCTGAGCGTGAGTGAGGGCGAAATCTCGGCCATCCTGGGCACAGCCGAGTACGACGAGAATGAGACCTACGAAGAAGGCGACCTGACCCGGGCCGATGGCAAGTTGTACCGGGCCCTGCAGGCCGTGCCGGATCACACGCCCCCGCCTGATGAATCGTACTGGGAAGAGCTGGGCGACTACAGCGGCTTTTCCGATGCGCTGAGCGATTCTCTGGCCCGGCTGCTGAATGTCGAATCCGTCCAGAGCGGCCAGGCCATTGCGATCGGGGCGCTCACCTCGAGGGTAGGCACAAGCGAAAGCAGCATCATCAGCCTTCAAGAGACCACGGGCGAGACCGCGCAAAGTCTGGGCCAGTTGACCACGCGGGTGGGTGGCAATGAGTTTGCCATCAGCAGCTTGACTCTGACCACCGGCAACCAGGCAAGCCAGTTGAGCACGCTATCTGGCAGGGTGGATGGTGCCGAGGGTGACATCGAAGACCTGCAAGAGGTCACCGGAACCCACGCGCTCACGCTTGGCAGCCTGACATTTACTCAGGGCGAGCATACGAGCAGCATCAACACCCTGCAGACGGCCATGGCCAATACGGCCGTGATCATGTCGCAACTGCTGGCAGATGCTGGTGATGCAGACGGTGCGATCACGACGCTGCAAGAGACGTCGGCCGGGCTTGCAAGGTCGCTGACGCAACTTCGTGCCCGCATGGGCGACGATGTGGCCCTGCTGCAGCAGGAAATGGTGGTACAGGCATCGGCGACGGGTGGACTTCTTGCCCAATGGACCGTGAAGACGGACATCAATGGGCGGGTAACCGGCTTTGGGCTTGCATCGACCAAGCGCGACGGCGCGCCGCTTAGCGAATTCGCCGTCGTCGCAGACCGGTTTTCCGTGGCGATACCGGGTGATACGGGCCAGACCAAGCCGGTGTTTGTCATCGGCATGGTGGATGAGGAACCCACCGTTGTGTTTGGTTCGGCGATGTTCGGCGATGCGACGATCACGCGAGCAGCGATCGGCCTGCTGGCCGTGGACAATGCGCGCATCGCCAACATGTCGGTCGACAAGCTCCTGGCCGGCAGCCTGCAGGCCGACCAGTACATACAGTCGACATCGTACGTGGCCGGGACGTCAGGGTTTCGGCTCTCGGCCAATGGCAATGCCGAGCTGAACAATGCCGTGTTGCGTGGAACGATCTATGCAACGGCTGGCCTGATCGGTGGCAATACGATCACCAGTACCGAGGTCAAATCGCCGACCTTCAGCGAGGGATCGGC